TGGTATCTGGAATGAAAGAAATAATAGTATACTCAAGAAGAAATTGAAAGACTTGGGAGAACTATGTAAACATCATGGAGACAGGCTTTTTTCCTGTTGGAGATATCTAGTCAACTGGGAACTCTGCTTTGGGGCTCCTCCAGAGTCCATTGAGGCAAAGGAAGACTTCAGAAAACAGGTTCAATCTTGGGTTGAAACTGAAAAAGAAGAAGATGGCGTTAATTCTGCAAGAACTCAAATGATATTACGAGGGTTGGCTATTCTAAAAAAGAAAATACCTAAAATAACTGCCAAAAGGGATTCAGCCTACGAATGGGTTCGAAAACCTTCCGGTTGGTTAGCCTCTGGTGGCAGTAGCGAGCCAGGTATTTCGGGGGCGAGAAAGACGAAAACTTCTACTTATATGAAAAGGGGTCCTAATCAATGTGAATTAGATCTTAGTGATAGTTCTGATCCTAGGTACAGGGCACTAATAAAACGAGAAAGGGGTAAACTAAGGAACTTTGTAAACGCTCCTTGGTCTCTCTATGTTCAACAAAGTTATGTCGGAGATGGCTTAGAAGAACATTTATCTCGTTACATTTCTACTTCGCTTAGTTCTAAGTTTGGAGCACAGAACTGGTTGCGATGGTTAGAAATTAATGACGGTAGGGTTGGAGTACCAATTGATCAAAGTGGATTTGATCATGTTCCGGGGAAAAACGTTTTGTTTGAATTCTTGGATTGGCTTATAGAAGTCGGAGCGGGAGACGATGATGATAGAAGGAGAGTCGGAGCCATTCTGAGTGGCAGACTCCGTAGAGGTAGTGTTGAGTACGAAGGAAGTGTTTTTAAACACTATCGAGGTGTGTTGAGTGGTTGGAGGTGGACCGCTCTTCTGGACACAGTAATCAATGCTGCAGAATGCTACGCAATTCATGAACAGCTAGGCATTCCCGTTCCTGCTGCGGACGAGCGCTGTTTCCAGGGAGATGACGCTCTTCTTTTCTATCGTAATTGGAGGGATGGGCTTCGTGTCAGTACAAGATATGCTCAAACTTTGCCTGTAAATCCTAAGAAATTTTTTCTAGATTATGGTCGAACAGAGTACTTACGATACGTTTTGCAAAACGGAAGCAGATGGGGTTATCCTATACGAGCAGTTCCATCACTAATGTTGGCTCAGGCTTGGCAGAGTGGTTCACTATCCGGTCTGTCTAGCATGGCTAACGGGTGGT